TTTTATTTTCGCTTTGTAAAATGCAGTGCTTTGTTGTGTTTTTCTTTTTGCTTCCAAATTATTAGTTTCTATATCTAATGCATCTTCTTTTATTGTAAACTCGATTGACTCTTTTTTAAACTTAAGGTTTTGCTCTCTTATTGTTTTTAATAATTTTTTTACAGTTTTTGTATCAATTATTTTTTCAAACTCACATGTTAATTTCTGTTTTTTTTCAATAAGCGGTACGAGTTCTTGATATAAATCATTATCTTCATTTTTCCAATCCGCTTTTAATCTTTCGAGATCACCTCCAGCCCACATTTTATCATAGCACCACGTATTTAGCTTATCATTTCTAGTTTGTATTTCTGTTAAAAAATCGGCACATTGATGTCTAATGTTATTTGTTGCTTCTTTTCTCTCTTCTATCTTTTTATATTTTGCTAATGCTAGTACTAATCCAGTATATGCTGTAATTATCAAAGAAAATATATCAACTGTATCTTCAGATACAAATCTTTCACAATTCGCCGCTTGAACAACCGATGATATTGATGATAATATTATTATTGATATTTGCACAATATCTGCCCAAAAAGTATATCTATTGTATGTTTCATCAAGTATCTGGACTCTATGCTTAAACTCTTCTCTAATTAATTTATTATGATCCTTGTAAGCAGTTATTCTTAACAAACTATCTATGTAGGCGTCTTCATTTCTTACAGATATTACCTTTTCTCTCATTTTGTGTTTTAAAATATCTTGCATGCTATTGATGCTAGTATCTTTTAAAGATTGATTCATCATAATTATAGTGATAATGATATTATATAATTATATTTTTTACGTGTATTGTGGTAAGCTATCAATATTAATTATTTTTGCATTTTTACTTATTTTTTTCTTGCCCAAAACATATCTATTAAAATAAGATTGTTGTATTACTTTTTCTGGCGTATGATTATGAACAGTTCTAGAAATCATTTTATAAAGTTTAAAATCAGGATATCGTTCTTCGCCATTATTTTTATATAAAATATTTCTATTTTTGTCGTCGTTGCACCATTCAATAATTAATCTTTTCATTGCGTTTTCCGGACTTTTTGGATTTTCTTTTATATCATCGATAATAAAATCAAATAAAGAACATGCTAATCTACACAAATCAAAACTATAATTTGGCTCTAATCTAGGTTTATCTGGGTTAAAGTATGGTTCAAAATTATACTGTGTTGCCGCATCTCCTTTTTGATGATAACTATCACTACATATTACATTTCCTCTGAACTTGTAAATTGCTCTCCCAAAATCGATTATTTTAAAAATACGACCAAATGTTGGTATCTTATAATGGCGATTGTTATATTTATAATATATGTATTGTTTTGGAGTAGTAATATACATCACATTATTAGTATGGAGATCATTATGTGTAAAATCAAATATTTTTTGATAAATAATTAGTTGCATAATAATTTGAGTAATCATTGACCCCCACTCTTTATCAGTAAGAGAATCTGCTTTATCAACTATAAGAGTATCCATTGTTTCATAACATTTTTCCAAAGCAATAACTTGAACTGGAAAAGTATTAATTGTAGCAATTAAAGTATCTTCTGATGCAGTAGAATAACTAGTACTATCATCATCATCGTCGTCTGAATCACTGTCCCTCTCGTTATCAGTATCAGATGATCTAGATGAACAATCAGACTCAGAGCCAGATTCTTTATTTTTTTCTTCATTTTCTTGGTCGTCTTCTTCTAGGTCTCCATTTGTAGCACTATCTAAAGAAATTGCAACATTTGAATCCGGCTTACTTTTTGAGATATCATATGAAAACACTAAATCTACTTTTTTTTCTTCAACGATATCATCACTTATTTTCATATCGCTAAAAATACTATCTAAATGAGATATATCATTTATATCACCCAGATTTAAAAAATCATCAGAGAGATTTTCAGTATGCGTTATTATTCTATTTTTGTTACTTCTAGTATCAAAATTAAAAAAATTATCTGCAAATGAATTGTCTATATTAAACAAAGTACCTCTATTTTTATGAAAAAAATCAGAGTCGTTTAAATATTCAACATCGTCGGCAATATTAATTTTAAAATTATTTTTCTTTCCTAAGAAAGAGCCATAAAAATCAATGCCGTGTATTATACCATGATTATGTAATAGCTGACTCGTTAAATATGTAAAAAATGAATCGACATAAGCAGCATTATTTGGATCTTTAACTTTTGCATGACAATCTGAATGATTATATTTTGGAAGATTCATTAAATTAACATTCTCATCATATTTTCCAATAAGGTATTTTGTTGGGTCTAGCAATGGACTATATTTAAAAAATATTTCTGCATTTTCTTCATTGTTTTTACTATTCATAATAATTCCTTTACAACTATTATCATCAGTCATCGTTATAATCCTTCTTAAGTATTTCTTGTTGTTCAGATTTATTTTGTCATAATTTTTGTCATTTAAATCAAAGAACTTTTTGTATAAAGGTACATAGTTTTGTGGTTCTTTAATATCCAATAGCTCGTTTCGTTGAACTGATTCAAATAATGATGCATTATCATTTTTTCTATAAGTGAAGTTCATTAGTGAAAATATATATTTATTTTTTAAATCCTAAACTTAATTATGCGGATAATACATTAAATAAATATCTTTTTACAAATCACACAATAAATGTCGACACAACTAGAGTTGAGTAAATGGAGTATGAGAAATATCAGTTTTAGCCCAGATGAAAACAAAGGTCCAGTTATTGTATTAATTGGTAGGAGAGATACAGGTAAATCTTATTTAGTAAGAGATCTACTGTATTATCATCAGGATATACCAATAGGCACAGTAATATCTGGAACTGAAGCAGGGAATGGATTTTACAGTGAACATGTTCCTAAATTATTTATTCACGATGAATATAATAGTGCAATTATTGAAAATATTCTTAAAAGGCAAAGAACTGTTCTTAAACAAGTTAAGAAAGAAATGCAAAACTATAAAAAAACAACAATTGACCCACGAGCATTTGTTATTCTTGATGATTGCTTGTATGATGCTAGTTGGACAAGAGATAAAATGATGAGATTGCTCTTCATGAATGGTCGTCATTGGAAAATCATGTTGATTATTACAATGCAATATCCACTTGGTATTCCACCCAACCTAAGAACTAATATTGATTATGTATTTATCCTTCGAGAACCATATATCAAAAATAGAAAGATTATTTGGGAAAATTATGCTGGGATGTTTCCTACATTTGAAAGTTTTGCACAAATTATGGACCAATGTACAGAAAATTATGAATGTCTTGTAATTAATAACAATGCGAAAAGTAATCAATTAAAAGACCAGATATTTTGGTATAAAGCTGATCCTCATGCTACATTTAGATTAGGGTCAAAAGAGTTTTGGGATTTGTCAAAAGATTTAGATAGTGATGATGAAGATGTTCAGTCATATGATCCAAATACTTCTAGAAGAAGTCGAGGGCCCAGAATAAGTGTTAAAAAAAGCAAATGGTAATTATCATTCGGCATCTATTATTGTAATAGTTTCGTTTACATTATAAACTCTTACACCATCAGTTACTGGCATTGTAAATACATTATCATCATTCACTATAATTACCGGTTCTTCTGGATGTATTAAGTTTTGCACAATCCTATATTCTTTTAAACATGATCTACAATTACATATTCCTGCTAAGAAAAATAATACTATAGAGAAAATTAATACTATATCCCAAAAAGGATTCATATTAATATTCTATAACGGATTATCTTTAAAAATATATTTTATAAATAATAATTTATTACGTATTTAATAAATTATTTAACGATTCTTATTTAACGATTCTTATTTAATTCAATCTTTTTTGTTGAGAATATCAGAAAGACCATGATCAGTGTTTTTATCAATAACTACATTTTCATCTTCGAATAATTCTTTCCTAATGTCTGCAACTGAAACATCGTCACCGAGTTTTCTATCCATTGTAGAAATATCCTTTACACTAACCAGATTTCCTTGTTCATCAATAGTTTGTGTCAGAACATTTCCAGATTTCAGCGCTTTTTCTTTATTATCTTCAATAGCTTTCTTTTTAGCAGATTTCACTCTTTGTTCAAACTCTTGCTTTGCCTTTTTCTCATTCTTATTTTTCTCATGCATTAGCTGATTCAATTCATCTTCCAGATATTCTACTCTACCCGTCTTATACGCTTCAGGATGAAACGGCATCCACATTCCAACCGGACCAACAAAAACATCGTGATTAGGGTCTAGCTCTCTCAAAAGCTTTGCTCTTAATTCAGCTTCACCCTGATTTGGGTAAGAACCTCTGATTTTAACACCTCTAGTGCTTGTTTGGAACATGTTAGATTCATCATATTCAGAAGTTAAACGGTCCTCATTATTATCAATAAATGTTTTGTATTCATCCGCCAAAGTAGTTGAGAAAAGATTATTTTTTTCTATCTTACAAAAATCCTCAAGATCTTTAGTCATGCTATTAAAATCAACACTGTACTTTTCAGAAACAAAATGCAAAAACTGCATGTATTTCTCCATAGATTTATTCAATTCCCAATTCTTTAGGAACTCTTTGAAAAAAAATCTATTTTTATCTTCTATAATTTTATCTGGAGAAATAAATGATATACAAACAAACTTTTGCCCAGCAATAGACTTGTCTTCATCTAAAACATCAACATATTTAGCATTAGGAGTTCCATCCTTATTCATTTTTGTAATAACTCCTCTTGGTTCTGTCATAACTATAAAATTATGTGTTGTATAGTTTTTAAGCTTGTAATGCAACAAAGTTTTTTTTCTATCTTTAATCTATAAATGGATCTTATGGGTATCGATCTTGGCGAACTAGTTAAAAGAGCAATTAAATATCTTGTAGAAGGCCTAATGGTTGCTATTGCAGCTTTCGCTATCCCAAAGCGAAGCCTTCATTTAGATGAGGTTGCTCTTATTGCTTTAACAGCAGCTGCTACATTTAGTATTCTTGACACATATGTCCCGAGTATGGGCGTAAATGCAAGAAGTGGTGCGGGTTTCGGAATTGGTGCTAAACTTGTTGGTTTCCCAAGCATGTAAGTAAATTGCGTAAAACTAAAATAATTGATATAATTATTTACATTAAATATATCAATGTGGTGTTTAAAATGTTGCAAAGAAATAGTACGAGATAATTTCATTATAATTGAGAAATATAATTTGTGTAATAGAAAAGAGTTTGATAATTTATTATCAGCAATATGTTTTTTGAAAAATGAAAATATTGCAAGCAATATTTTTGGTGTTTTTATAAAAAATAGTAATAAGTATTATATTTTTATAAATAATGATATTAATCTTTTCAATAAAACCATGAATACATTTGAAAATATTATAAATAATGCAAAAACACTTGATAGTAAAATAAAACAAGATTTAATTAAATTGTAGTTATGAACTCCCAATCTAACTCTTTGCATATTTTTTTCCATATTTCATCTTGCTCAATTCGCTTTTCTCTATCTTTCAACATTGGAAAAAATGGTAAAAACTGCTCTTGGCCAAGTAACTCGCAAAGTTTATAAACGGTATAATAATAATTTAGAAAATTAACTCTATCTTCCGGGCAATATTTTGCATATGGTGCTTGTATGTCCATAAAAAGACAGCATAATCTTTCTTCTAACTCGGGAGACATAACTGGTGGCTTAATTCCTAATTTATCTTTAATAAATGGTATATGTTCATAATATTTATTATATCCAAGCTTTTTTAATATCT